CCCAAACACAAGTCGAAATTCGTGACTCTTTCCCTGATAATAAGAAGAAACATCGTACATCATCCATCAATGCTTTTAAAGCCTCAAAATTGTGGAAGCCCAACGCACGGGCTGGAGAAAGTTTAAAACACGCGATATCAATGTGTTGCACAAAGCTGCTTCTGAATATCGGTTGGAAACAAACGATATCTCGCAATAAGAGCTCAGCGATTTTAGCAGCTAGTATGGAGCATATTGTTGATTTAAGATCAACTTTACGAATCAACGAATTGCCCCTCATACGTGCATCGCGTTTTCACACCCATCCGAAAGCAGCATCCGAGAGGACTGCTGCGCAAGATGCGATAGCGGATACCATAACATCAAATGGTTATCGACCATATTTCGTTTCAATGGCAAACACCAACCAATTGGACGGATATGATGGGTGTAGGTTGTATTACTGGGACAAAGATTTGAAGGCCCAATATAAAAATGATAAGATTTGTGACGACCACGTATTAGTCATGATTGACGTAGACTTTCATGCTGATATGCCAAAATATTTATCTTATGGTAGACCTATTATAATGTACACCGTCGTACCGGAAACGGTAACCTATAAAAACGAAGAAATTCGCTACTTTATAGAAGACGACGAAATTCACTATCATGTCAGTGGAGGTGCACATTATAAACATAAATTATGGGACTACGATCACGAGATTATATATGGCAGTGATCGCCATTGGACTTATTATTATCATGTCGAGCAGAGGCAGGTTGATGGCGCTATTGGCGGACGTAGAATCATAACATTGATACCGTACGCCAGGGTGCCCAATTCCTGCCGGATGCTGACAGAGAATAGTGGACCTTTAAATCGGAAAACATTTAGTTCCAATGGAGTGAACGCAGTACGCAGTGCAGACAAAATTAGTTTATCCTTGTCAGGCACTGAAGCCAGCGTCACCCTTGAATACAACACATTTTTAGCTATCCAGGCGCGATTAAAAGCTAAGAAAACTGACATTTTGATTGGTGACATAGAAACATACTTGCGAGAAATAAATGATAGCATGCCGGAAGTCAGAGTTGATTCAGCATTGCTTTATGACATATTCATTAGACATATGGATATACGTCCTAAAGTTAACGTTATATCAACCTCAACTCTGGCAACTACATTTACACCGAGAGGACCGCGTGTGTGCGAAGATGTCATCAATCCGTGTCAGATTTTAAGCTCACCATTGATAACCCAACCGGCATTGTTCCCCAGCAAAGGTATCAACTCTGATACAGCAGCTGTTACGTACAGGATCGACGCAGTGCGCAATACTGTCGTTCCACCAAAACAGTACAACAGATATGCCCAGGAATTCATCAACTATCTTATTCCTCCAGAGCGGGCCAACAAAGGCCAACCGGTCGATCGCTCTGTGGTGCTGGAAAAACAGAACAAGCCGTTACAGCGTGCGCGCAATACCCGCGAACAACACAAAATGGGGCCCTCACCCCATAATCGACTCCAAACCTTTACTAAGAATGAAGGTTATACCGGACCTAATGCTCCACGTGTCATAACATCGTGCTCGCCACCATTCGCAGTCGAACTTCAAAGATACGTGTACGCATTTACCAATGATGTCTTGAAAGAGCATGATTGGTATTGCCCAGGAAAGACCCCGCAAGAAATTGCGAGGATCATCCAAAGAATCAGTTCAGACGGTGTGATCATGACTGATTACCCTAAATTTGATGGCCATTGGAGTGAGTGGATGCAAAAACATCTAACCATTCCAATGATGCTAAGGTGGGTAAACACTCATGATCACGCTGAATTACTGAAATTGTGCAAAGGTGTATTTGTGAACAAAGCCATGTCCAACAATGGTGTTCCATCTAAACCCGGTTGGAGTACACGCAGCGGAAGTCCATTCACCGGACCGACTAATACAGCAGGAAACTGCTTTATTAAGTACTGTGCCCTACGTCAAATGGGGCTCAGTCACGATGAAGCCATCATCATACTCGAGGCAGAAACAGCGAAGTCTGGAGATGATGGGGCCGACGCACTTCAGCCAGGCCTGGCTGAAGCAATTGTCGAAGTTTCCATCTCCTTAGGGTTTGGGAAGCCCGACATAGCGGTTGTTGGTAAGAATGAGCCTGTTAAGTTCCTTGGTAGGGTTTTCCCAAACCCTAGCACAGACTTATCATCTTACCAGGATGTGATGCGAACAATCTCGAAGATCCATCTATCTGGCAATAAACAGGTAACTAGAGAACAGGCCATCTACAACAAATGCTTCGGTTACCTCACAACTGATTCCAATACACCTATAATATCTGATTATTGCAAAACAATGATCAAACTCGTTGGTGATCGCTCTTTAGTGGGTGCCACTGGTGAGGAGGTGTATAAAGCGAATAATGCCTGGCCACAGCCAAATATCGAATTGATACGTGAATCTGTTTGCAGAGATTTGGGATTGACAAATTCTGAATTGATTGCTAAGCAGGTTCTAATCAATAGCTGTACGTCTATAGACGGGATGCCAGTCATCTTCGACAACACTAGACCTGTTAAAGTGGAAGCGGTTGTAGAAGATGTACTGGCAACTCCGGCCGGGCCATCAGTGTCAAAAGAACAACCAAAAGAACAACCATGCCAGAACAACCAAAAGAAAGCTTCATCGAAAAAGCCGTCGACCCGCGGCCCGAAGATGCAACGGAAGAAGGTGGAAACACCGGTCTCCAACCATCAGAGACATTCCAGTTCAAAATCCTGCGAAGTGAAACCCCGGGTAGGTTTCAAGGGACAAGGGGCAAAGTCACCCAAGTCCACGTAAGGAAGTGAATGAGAAGTGA